TCCTACCTAGTTCCTGCCACAGGTAGCATTCACGCATGGTTCACAGTAACAGCTAGCCAAAGTGCTGCGGTAGGGCCATACATCTTCAACCTGGGTTTCACTAGGTAGAACCGAAACGCAGGGGGACACTGCATCTCCCTGCGTCTACCCAGTAAGGGTACTGATGAGGTTAATACTAGGAAAGGAGAAAGCCAATGACCGTAAATGAAGCTGTCGGGATCCTTGAGGATATTTTGACTAACGTATCCAGGGGCTTAACACCTATCCCCATGTGGCTGGCCCCATGATACTGAACTAGAGGTTACTCAATAATTAACATTGACAATCAGGAAGTCATATGATATAATCTTATCACACAATAATAAAGTTATTGTGAATTTAGGGAGAAAGGAGGTAAAAACCCAGATGGCAGAAGAGAAGGCTAAGGCGGCCAGGAAGAAGGAGGAGAAGGGCCCAGAAATGGTATCCCTAAAGGACGTGGCTAAAACAGCCGGAGTTGAGCCGAGGGAGGCCAGAGCTATTCTTCGGAAACTCGGAGCCAGGGCCGATGGCCAGAAAAGGTCCCGCTGGCAATTTCTACCCAAGGAAGTCAGTGGTGTAGTTGCCAAAATCAAAGCTGCTCTGGCTAACAAGGCCAAGAAGGCAGAAGAGGAAGAAGAGGAGTAGCCCTGGGCTCTCCAGCTCCATACAGTGAGCCTCGCTAGGTAGATATAGACCTTAGCGGGGCTTCCTGTAGGAGATTTCTACCTAACTCCATTTGACAAAAAGGTTCCTTATTGATATAATTTGTCTATAAATTACCAAGAAACTCTTTTTAGGACCAAAAATGAATAAGGAAGAGCTTCGGGAATTAGCCCTGGTGAGGGATCATTATACTTGTACTGGATGTGGGAGAAGACTCCTGAGTAAGGAAGAGAGGGGAGGCTTCCCCTATGTTCATCATATCAATGGGGACAAAAGAAATAATGACCTTAGCAACTTGACCTCCCTATGCCAAGGATGCCATGACAGGGACAATTCCAAGTACTCTCCGGGAAGGTCCTCGAGGATTGTGAAATTCCACTCGTTGTCAGAAGGAAAAGACACAGTCTCCTTCTCTGAAGAGAACACGGGACTACTGGGGGTTAGCCCCCACCGGGTAGCTCTAGCTCTAGGTATCAGCCCAAAGACCCTTTATCGCTGGATTGAGAGAGGTTGGGTTAGCCCACGGCGGCTTCCTAGTGGTCGCTTTAGGATATCCAGAGAGGAATTTACTAGACTTAAGGAGCTTTTAAGTGGAAAAGCTGACTCTGAGTCCCAGTAAGGTCAGAAAGTGGGTGAGGTGCCGGAAGAGTTATCACTGGAGGTACAACCGTAAGTTGGTACGGGTCCGTAAGGAAGTTCCCATGTCTCTAGGATCAGTAGTAGGAAAAGCCCTGGCTGATTACTATTGGGAGGCAAAGGACCTTAGGAATCAGGAGAAATTAGCTAGATACCTTGAGAACAGCTTGTCCGAAAATAAGTCCTCCTTCCTTGGTAAGGAGCCCAATAAGGAAAGGCTAGATGACTGGAATAAGCTGGAGAGGACTTCCAAAGCTCTTCTATCTAGGTACCATGACTATGCCAAAGAGAATGACGAGTTTGAGGTCGTCTCTGTGGAAACTCCATATAACATTGAGTTAACTCCAAAGGTCAGTCTTATGGCGATACCAGATACTGTTGTAAAAGACCAAACTGAGGGCTTACCCCTTGTCCTGGAGCATAAGGTTAGATACAGATTTCGAACTGGGGATTTTGGGATTGATTACCAGTCAGTATACTCATGTCTGGTTTCTGGGGCTATAGGGACTATCTATAACGTTCTTGAGTATTCCAAGCCAAAATACCATAGGGATATTATTATAAGGTCCAATTATGAGCTTAATTATTTTAAGGATATGTTGGTCCGGATTGGTAATGATATTCTCAATACCTTGCCTGAGAATATGTACCCAATGCCATTCAAACGTTGTCAGTGTGAGTACTGGGAATTATGCCAAGCCGAGATGACTGGGATAGACATTGAGGACGTCATTGGGGAGTTATACACAAAATCTATTAGACCTGAAGGAGCGGGGGAACCCGGGGAACCTGGGGAACAAACTTAAAGGAGGTAGGTATAATGGAAGAAAGGGCTACAGTTGAAGTTGCCGAAAAAGAAGGGCCTAAACAACCTGAAAAGGACAAACCTGAGATCACTGAAGAGAGACAACCTAAAGGGGAAGAACCTGAAGAGAGGCCTAAGGGGGAATCTAGGACAGGAATTAGAGTTAGAGGGCCTAGTGACAGAGTTAATTTTCTAAACATTTTGAACCATGGAGATTCCGGTAGTGGGAAGACCACCTTTTGTGGGACCATGATAAAGGCTGGCCTTAAGACACTCTACGTAACCTTTAATGAGGATGAGCTCCTAACCCTGGATATGATGGGACTTAAAGATTATGACTACTATGTTATCACTAACTATGAGAAGCAGCTATGGCCCTTGTATCTTGGACTTAGGAGAAACAAGCCAGGTTACGAGGGGCTGATTATTGATGGCCTCGCGGATTTCCAGCAGGCAGCTAAGGACTACGAACTTGCTGGGGATGAGGGATATGCCAAGTTCATGGAAGAAGCTATAAAGGGCAATCGAAGGATGTACCTCCAGAATTGGGGTAATCTCCTGGAGATGACTAGACACTTTTTGGACCCGGTCCTTAAATTGCCCCTCCACAAAATAGTTACCTGTGTCTCTGAAGCTGACAACGACCCAAAGACTGGTAAGACCAAAATATATCCTGCCCTCCAGGGTTCACTCCAGCAGCTTATAGCTGCTCATTTCTCGGTAGTAGGGTTTAGCTATATTGCTCATTGGGGTGATAAAAGCTATTTCTGTCTTACTACCCAACCTCATGAAGCTATCTCTACCAAAGATAGGACGGGACTATGTAGGGTTATGATAGACCCTAACTTTAGGACTTTCCTGAATATTCTTGAAGGTAAACCCTATCCCCGGGGTAAGAAATCAGAGCTTGAGGGCAAACTTGCTAAAGCCTTGGTTGTAAGGCCTCAGGCCACTAGGGTGACCTCCAGTGAGTCTAGTAGGGGGAGGGAAAAGGAATAACTACCTTAGGTAGGGGGGTGATATAATGGGATAACATTAGGATAACATTCAGAAGACTGTAGAGTAGACCACAAAAAAAGGAGGTAGTCATGGCAAAGGAACGGAAAAAGGAAGAAGAGACTAAGGTGGGAGGATGGTCTATACCTATACCCGAGGGAGCAGAGTTCGGAGGACTTCCACCTGGGACCTATCTCAGTAGATGCTCGGAGGAACCTAAGGAGACTATGTCCTCAGAGGGGGCTCCCCAAACAGAGTTTGCGTTTACAGTCTGTGACCCTGAGTTCCCAGACTATGAAGGCCGAGAAGGTAGGTACTGGTGTTCCCAAAAGCCAAAGGCCTGGTGGAATCTAACCAATACCCTTGACGCTATGAAGGTCCCTTATGAGATCCAAAAGGGAGAGTCCGGTAGACCTAAGTTCTTTAACTTTGACCCTATGGACTGTGTTGGGGCTATGTGCCGGACAGTCTGGGCAGAGCGGGTAAACCCAAGGACTGGTGCCGTTCGTTCCAGGATCCAGAGGGTTATTTCCACCGAAGAGGAGATAGAGGAACTAGGTGGAGAAGAGCCTCCATTCTAGTGGTTAGACCAGGGCTTAGGGTGGAGGTTGATCTGGCACTGGGCTATCATGACCTCCACCCCAAGCTTTCCAAAAAGGAGGTACAGCGCCGATGCCATATGTGGACCTGGGATACTTTCAACAAGACCAGGATAGGCAACGGGAATTAGATAACCTCGGAGCTAAACTCAGTAAAGTACTTGACTGTCCCATCCACTACCCTGTATTCAACAAAAACCTATTCGGATGTAAACATGGAATAACCTTTCCAGTATTTATGGTTAAAGCTGCCTATGAGACAGGTAATTGGGATCAAATAATTAGACAACACGTGGTTAGCATGAGGAAACATGATTGAAGAAGCAAGGCCCATCCTAAAGTTTATAGATGGGAGGGGTGAGTTATGGAAAGATTGGATGGAGAAATTCTTAAGTTATGGATGGATTCGCAGGCACCTACCTGCTGGTGATTTCCTTTTTTACTCTCCAGATGGACAGTCCATCGGTATTGAGTGTAAGACAGTTTCCGATATTGCTTCCCGTCTTAGTGATGCCAGGAGGGAACTGGCCCAACTTATAGACACAGTCGATGTTCCAATCCTTCTGGTATTTGGTAAATGGATACGCAAATCCAATGACGTCCTCATTGGTGGACAAGATCAGCTTACCTGGGGGCACTTATGGAACCTATTTGAGACTTTCCAGGATTCAGGT